TATGGAGATAGAAAACGATGCTATTATTGTGGCTTCTTTTGGGACTTTTAGCACTGGTATTAATATTAGGAATTTGCATAACATTATATTTGCGATGCCAACAAAATCGAGTATACGCACTTTGCAAAGCATTGGACGAGGCTTACGACAGAGTGATGGCAAAGAAATAGCCACATTATACGACATAGCAGATGACCTTAGATATAAAAAACATATGAATTATACATTGAAACATTTTTTGGAAAGAACTAAGATATATAATGAGGAGAGGTTCCCATTCAAAATATACAAAATAGGACTAAAAAAATGAACAATATAAAAATAGTCAGGTTAAAGAATGGTGAAGATATTGTTGGGCAATTAACTGCCAACGGCATGAATGCATATGACATTAGTGAACCAATGTGTGTTGATTTAGAATTTCAAGGTCGAGAACTTGGCCTTGTGATGAAACATTGGTTGCCTATTCAATTAATTAAAAAAAACGAAACTGTGTTGGAAAAACAAGATATACTTTGTGTAATTGATCCTGCTGATGATTTTTGTGAGTATTATGTGAACACAATAAAGAAAATACAAGATTTACTAAAAGCTAAAAAAATGGTTCAAGAGATGAGTGATGAAGAAATAGATGAAGCTTTAGAACATTTTCAAGATTTAAACCATGACGGTAATCTATTACATTAGACCTTTAATACTTTTAACCAAGGACATACTCGACTATACACATCTGTCAAGCGGATGTCAATAACATTATGTGGCAAATATGACAACTAAACAAAAACATTATATAAACAATGCAGATTTTTTAAAAGCACTAGTAGATTACAAAGAGGCCTGTAAACAGGCCAAGAAGGAAAAGAAACCTAAACCTGCCATACCAAACTATATTGGTGAGTGCTTTATGAAAATAGCAGAAGGACTATCCCATAAACCTAATTTTATTAACTATACTTACCGTGATGAAATGATGTCAGATGGTATAGAAAATTGTTTACAGTATTTTGACAACTTTGATCCAGCTAAATCAAAGAACCCCTTTGCCTACTTTACACAAATTATCTATTTTGCCTTTTTACGAAGAATAGGTAAAGAAAAGAAACAAACGTATGTAAAGTATAAAGCTACAGAACAAATGGGTATTTTAGATGAAATGGAAATGATGGAGTTTGAAGATGGTACAACCAAACAGTTCGAACTATATGATAACATAGCCGAATTTATAGAAACTTATGAAAAAACAAAGAAAGCCAAAAAACAAGTGGTAAAGAAATCAAAAGGTATTGAAAAATTTTTAGGAGAGTAGTATAATGTACAAAGTTACATATTATCCAGCTTTGGATAAAAAAGATGTTTTACTGTTTAAATGGTTTAAAACTCATAGAGAGTCACTGGACTTTGCCAAAAAAATAAACAAAGATTGTTTATTTGAAATTAAATTCTACGATGAGAATGATCCTAATACACCAACGGTAAACATATAATTTTAGGAGAATATAATGTATAAGGTAACCTACTTATTAGAAGATTATATTATGACAAAAGAATTTGATAAATTTGAAGAAGTGGCTGTATTTGGTATTAAACAACCCATAGATTCTATATTGGAAATTAAATATTATGACAACATTGACCACAGAAAACCAAACCGAAACTAAAAAGATTATTGTTGTATCTGGTGGATTTGATCCACTACATTCTGGCCATATTGCTTATTTGAATGAAGCCAAAAGCCTTGGCGACATTCTTGTTGTTGGTATTAATAGTGATGAGTGGTTGATTCGTAAAAAAGGCAAAGCCTTTATGAATTGGCACGACCGGTCTAAAATAATAAAAGCACTTAAATCTGTTGACTATGTTGTTAATTTTGACGACACAGATGATAGTGCAATTAAACTATTGAATACAGTAAAGAAAACATGGCGTGATAACAATACTATATTCATATTCGCAAATGGCGGTGATAGAACTAAAGACAACATACCAGAAATGTCTGTTGATGGTGTTGAATTTGTTTTTGGTGTTGGTGGTCAAATCAAGCTAAATTCTTCTTCAAATTTATTGAACGAATGGAAATCTCCTAAAACAAAAAGACCTTGGGGATTCTATCGTGTATTATATGAAACACCAAATACAAAAGTTAAGGAATTAATTGTGGATCCTGGTCAATCTTTAACAATGCAAAAGCATCAATATAGAAATGAACATTGGCATATTGTTGAAGGTGAAGCAACCGTCATCGAACAAAGACCTAGTTCAAAATCAAAAAATACATACTATAAACATAATACTGTACATGTACCAATTGGTGTGTGGCACCAATTACAAAACAATTCAAATGAACCTTTAAAAATTGTAGAGATTCAGTATGGTGAAAAATGTGAGGAAGAAGATATTGAAAGAAAATAAGTATAAAATTATTAATATTAATTTAACATCAATTGATAGCGGCGCTCCCATATCTGATGTTCCTTGTGGAAGCTGTACAAGATGTTGTGAAATATTAACACCATTTTTAACTCCTGAAGAAGTATCGTCAGGCCGTTATCCTCTAAGTCTTATACAACCAGATAAAAACATGATTTTGGAAAATCCTAATGTTGGACCACTTGCGGCAATGTTTAAAAAATCTCCTACTGGAGGATGTTCAATGTTTATTGATGGCCAGTGTTCAATCTATGACCATCGACCAAGATCGTGTAGACAATTTGATTGCCGAAGTGCTGGTCATCCAGAAACTAATAAAGTGGCAAAAGAAAAATTTGGTATAGAAAGTATTATATAAATGAAAACAGCAATTATAACCGATCAACATTTTGGTGCTCGTAATGATTCAATTCATTTTTTAGATTATTATGAGAAATTTTATCGTGATACTTTTTTCCCAACTCTCGAAAAACATGGCATTGATACTGTTCTTATTTTGGGTGATACATTTGACCGTAGAAAGTATGTAAACTTCTTTACACTTAAACGCACAAGAGAGATGTTTTTTGATAAATTATATGCCAAAGGTATTCAAGTACATATGTTGGCTGGCAACCATGATACCTATTTTAAAAATACCAACGATGTAAATTCGGTTGATTTGTTATTACAAGAGTATAGTAACATCAATGTAATATCAAGTCCAAAAACAATTTGGTTGAATAATGAAAAATATCCAATCTGTATGATTCCTTGGATTTGTCCTCAAAACCATAATGATGCCATTTCTGAGATGTCTAATACAGATGCACAAATCTGTATGGGCCATTTTGAAATTGCCGGTTTTGCCATGTATCGTGGCATGCCAAGCCAGGAAGGATTAAGTCGTGAGTTATTTAGAAAGTTCGATTTTACTTTTAGTGGTCACTATCATCATAGGAGTTCAGCTGACGGTATTCACTATCTTGGAAACCCGTATGAACTTACTTGGCAAGATTATAATGATCCTAGAGGCTTTCATCTTTTTGACCTTAGCAATCGGAGTCTTGATTTTGTAAAGAATCCAAATGTCATGTTCCACAAAATCACTTATGATGATAAAGTGGAATCAATTACCGAGATTACCAATAAAGATTTAAGCAAATACACCAATACCTATGTTAAAGTGGTGGTAATCAATAAAACAAACCCCTATCTGTTTGACAAAATGATGAATAACTTGTATAATGTAAATCCTGTTGATATTACTATTGCCGAGGACTTTACAGACTTGACAGAAGGTGTAGAAGATGATATGATAAATCAAGCAGAAGATACCATCACAATTATTAATAAGTTTGTAGATGGTATTCAAGAAGAACATATTGATAATGAAAAGCTGAAAACAGTAATGCGTGAATTATATGTTGAGGCATTGAACCAAGAACAGGCATGATTAAATTTGAAAAAGTCCGTTGGAAGAATTTTCTTTCAACAGGATTAAACTTTACTGAAATCAATCTAACCAAATCACCAAATACACTTATCATTGGTAATAATGGTGCAGGCAAATCTACAATACTAGACGCCTTGTGTTTTGGTCTCTTTGGTAAACCATTTCGTAAAATCAATAAACCACAATTACTTAACTCCATCAATCAACAAGATTGTATAGTTGAGATTGAATTTTCTATTGGTAAAAAACAATACAAAGTAATTCGTGGTATTAAACCAAATACATTTGAGGTATATTGTAATGGCATACTGGTTGACCAAGATGCTAAAGCCAAAGATTATCAAGAACACTTAGAAAAATTTATTCTCAAATTAAATTATAAATCGTTTACTCAAGTGGTGATTCTTGGTTCGGCTTCATTTGTTCCATTTATGCAATTATCTCCAGCAGATAGACGAGCAATCATTGAGGACTTACTGGACATTCAAATCTTTTCATCTATGAATGGTGTAGTCAAAGAGAAGATGGCTGTCATTAAAGATACTTCTACCAAAAACAAATATGAAATGGATTTAACATCTGAAAAGATTAACTTTCAAAAACAAAGTATTGAAGAACACCGTAAACATAATAATGCTGAGATTGAAAAAAAACAAAAAGATATTGCCGACTCAGAAAAACAGGTTAAAAAATTAACCAAAGACATTGAATTGATCCAAAAACATATTGATGTATTAAACAGTAAGATTTCGGATCAAATGGCCATGCAAAAAAAGAGTGGCAAACTGGTTCATCTAGAATCTAAATTAGAATCTCGTTTGAAGAAGATTGAAAAAGAGGTAGGATTCTATCACGATAATAGTGATTGTCCTACTTGCAAACAAGGCATCAACCAAGAGTTTAGAGAACAACAAATTACCACATTAAACGGAACTAAGGTTGAAGTTAATGATGCATTAACGGACATTGCAAAACAAATTGTAGAAACAAGTGATAGAATTGATGCCATACAAAAGATACTACAACACATACAAGCACACAATAACGAAGTTGTAAAACATAATTCAACTATCACAGCCGTTAATAATTTTATTGGTAAGTTACAAAGTGAAATTAACGAGTTATCTAATCGTAAAGATAATCTAGAAGAAGAAAATGCCAAGTTAAAAGAACTTAAAACAGAACTGGCTACATTGGTTACCAAACAAGAGCAATTGGCATCAGAGAAACAATATTATGAATTTGCCGGCAACCTACTAAAAGATACTGGCATTAAGACTAAGATTATTCGTCAATACTTACCTATTATGAATAAATTGATTAATAAGTATTTGACGGCCATGGATTTCTTTGTGAACTTCAATATCAATGAATCGTTTGAAGAAACAATTAAATCAAGACACCGTGATGAGTTTAGTTATGCTAATTTCTCAGAAGGTGAGAAGATGCGTATTGACTTGGCACTATTGTTTACATGGCGACAGATAGCCAAGTTAAAGAATTCTACCAATACTAATCTGTTGATACTTGATGAAGTGTTTGATTCATCATTAGATGGTGTTGGCACAGAGGAGTTTTTGAAGTTGATTCATGAAATGGGTAACGACACAAATATATTTGTCATATCCCATAAGGGCGACCAGTTGTTTGATAAATTCAGGTCAATTATTAAATTTGAAAAGAAAAATAATTTTAGTCAGGTGGCAAAATGAGTGATATAATTACGTTTAATACCGAAGATGCGGTAAAAATTTCTGAACCAAAAAAACAAATTAACATTTTTAAATTGGTGCCAGAAACCGATTTAATTTTAACTGAAGTTATGCCAGAATTTGATTTTAATAATCCGCCGGTTAATCCTAGTTTGTTTGCTTCTACTTTGGTAGAAAGTTGTAAATATTATCGTGGTTATGGGTTGTCTGCCAACCAATGCGGATTTAAATATAGAGTTTTTGTAATGGGTACCAATGATGATTATGTGGCATTCTTTAATCCTGAAATTATTAATATATCAAAAGAAGAAAACCACATGATTGAAGGTTGCCTTTCTTTTCCATTATTAGGTTTAAGAATTACTCGTCCGGCAGAAATAGGAGTTCGTTACCAAGATTTTAATGGAGAATGGAAAGGTGCCACTTTTTCTGGCATATCTGCTCGTTGTTTTCAACATGAGCTTGACCACATGAATGGAATAGTGTATACTAGTAAAACTAAACCAATGGCATTGCAATCTGGTTTACAAAAAAGAAGTAAATTAATGAAAAAGATGAAAATGAAATAATGGCAACTCCTATTGAATATGTAGAAGAGCAATGGCAAACTTGGCAAGAAAAAAATCCTGCTGAAAAATTTGAACACATTGATGAAGATGTAATGAAGAAAGTCCTAATTGAGGACTTAACATATGCCTCTCAAATGGATGTACGTGAGTATACTTTATATCAAAAATGGTGTGAAGTAAAAGAACGATATCCACAACACGAAGTTTCCACTTTGTGGGGTCAAGAAATGCAAATGGTTGATCCTAGCCAAAGAGATATGATTAACGAAGTTAAAGCCAATTTCTGGACACCAAAAGATCCGGATGATTATGAAAAGTTACAACCAATTATGGTTCTTTCAAATGGACCTGAAGCAGAGAGATGGAATGCCATTCGTACCTTTTCTTCCACAATGAAGAACAATTCTAACATTGGTCGTAATCTATTTTACATTCTTACCGATAAAGTATCAGGCAAATATCTTGGTGTTATCTGTATCTCCTCAGACTTTCTGGACTTGACTCCGAGAGATAATGCAATCGGATGGTCGAGAGATGTTAAGACACAGCAACATATGATTAATCATACGGCAATTGGATCCACCATCGTTCCGTTACAACCACTTGGTTTTAATTACATGGGTGGCAAATTACTGGCATTGATGTGTTTATCTGATACAGTTCAGAAAGATTGGAAGCGACAGTATGGTGATGTTCTTGCTGGAGTTACCACAACATCATTGTATGGTAAAACAAAAGCCGGCGGATTATCACAGTATGATGGACTTGAACATTGGAATCCAATGGGGTTTTCATCAGGTTCAGTTGCCTTTGAACCATCAAGAGCAACCAAAAGAATTGTATTTGATTGGATTAAAGAAAATCATACTCGTAAATATTTTGAATGGTGGGAAGCCAAGAACACTCAAGGATTGCCACTTAAACGTGACCACAAGAATCGTTCATTAAACTTTGCTTATTCTAAGTTACAGATACCAAAAGAATTGATTCGTACTGAACATCAGAGAGGCATCTATTTTAGTCCTCTCTATAATAATACTAATGAATTTCTCCGTAAGGAGATTACAGAAGATGAACTGGTGAAATCATTTGATACCAGTGAAGAAGCTTTGAGTAATATTTGGAAAACCAAATATGCCAAAGGTCGTATTCGGCAACTACAAAAGAAAAACAAGGTTTCATATGAAACACTTTTCTATGACGATTTAATTGATTTATCTTGGGAAAAAACCAAGGCCAAGTATTTGCCACAAGTTGGCAGATAAACAAGTATACCATCATTATACTTGACACACACACATATATAATGTTATGATGTGAGAACTTGCAATAAGCAAGGTTATTTTATTAACTTACTATGGAGTTTTATATGAAGAAGCAATTATCAGCCAAACAAAAGATCCTCAATTTCTTGAGTAAATCTGAAGGTTACAACACCCTAACTGTAGCACAAGCTCGTGCTCGTTTTGGTATTCAAAACGTGTCTGCTCGTGTTGATGAGTTACGTCAAGAAGGTCACTGCATTTACACCAACACAGTTCGCCGTGGTGATGGCACAAAGGTTCGTGCCTATCGCATTGGTAAACCAACCAAAGCTATGGTTCGTGCAGCATTATCTGCTGGTTATAGTTTTAACTAAGCTATCGGTTATAGAGGAGTATCATTAACGAACTCCTCTTTTTTTATTTTCGGAGAACAAATGGAAATTTCAATTAAAAAAGAAGAATTACAAAAGAAAAGCCTGTTCGTGGCCACGCCAATGTATGGTGGTATGAATCATGGTCTATACATGAAAGCTTGTTTAGATTTGCAAGGTCTTTGTATGCAATATGGAGTGCAAGTGAAATTTTCATTTCTTTTCAATGAATCGTTAATTACTCGTGCAAGAAATTATTTGGTGGATGAATATATTCATCGTTCTGAATGTACTCATATGCTGTTTATTGATTCAGATATTCACTTTAATCCACAAGATGTAATTGCCTTATTGGCCATGGACAAAGATGTTTCTGGTGGTCCTTATCCTAAAAAAGCAATCAAATGGAAATCAGTCAAAACTGCTGTAGTAAAGAATCCAGATATTGATGCACAAACATTAGAAAAACTCACTGGTGATTATGTTTTTAATCCAGTAAAAGGCACAGCACAATTTAGCGTTACAGAACCATTAGAAGTGTTAGAAATTGGCACAGGTTTTATGATGATTAAACGTGATGTGTTTAAAAAAATGGAAGAAGCATATCCAATGATTCGTTACAAACCAGACCATGTTGGCCAAGCACACTTTGATGGTACACGATACATTCACGCTTTCTTTGATACAGTTATTGATACAAAAGACAGCATTGTTGGCGGTGGTTCTGATCGTTACTTGTCAGAAGATTATATGTTCTGCCAAATGTGGCGTAAGATTGGTGGTACAATTCATTTATGTCCTTGGATGAAAACCTCACATATTGGCACATATCATTTTCAAGGAGATATGCCAGCTGTGGCTAATTTTGTTGGAGAAATGTAATGAGTGATATGAATGGTCCTTTTGGTTATAAGATTGTTGATGAAGTAAGAGCTTCACAAAATGCAACCACTGGTGGCCGAAAATTTGATGGCGGTAAATTACAATATGGATTATTACCGCCAGCAGCACTAAAAGCAACGGTTGAAATACTTACGTTTGGTGCAGAGAAATATGAACCAGATAATTGGAAGTATGTACCAGATTCCAAGCGTAGGTATTTTGATGCAATGCAAAGGCATCTGTGGGCTTGGAAAGAAGGAGAAATTAATGATCCTGAATCTGGTAAACATCACTTGGCACACGCAATGTGCTGCTTGATGTTTCTGTATGAACATGATACAATATATTCGAAGCAGTAATTTTTATAATGGAGAAAACAATGAAGTTATCAAGTGAAACACTAACAGTATTACAAAACTTTGCCAAATTAAATTCTGGCATTCAATTCAAAGCTGGCAATAAAATCAAAACAATTTCTACCGGAAAAAATGTTTTGGCAGAAGCCACATTGAAAGATTCTTTTCCACAAGATTTTTGTGTGTATGATTTAAATAAGTTTTTGACGATTCATTCAATTGGCAAAGATACAGATATTGATTTTGATGATATTAATATTATCTTTAACTTTGGTCGTAATAAAACCAAGTATCGCAAAACAGAAAAAGAAAGCATTTTGATTCCACCTGATAAAGAATTGACACTACCTTCAGTTGATATCACTTTCGCTCTTACCAAAGATGATTTTGATTCTATTATTAAAATCACGAATGTGTTACAGTCGCCTAACCTAGTCGTGGAATCTGATGGTGGCGATATTAATTTGACAAGTTGTGATGTCAAAGATTCATCGGCCGATACCAATACAATTCAAGTTGCGGCTGGCAATGGCCAAAAATTTAAAATGGTTTTCTTAACTGAAAATTTAAAAATGATTCCTGGTTCCTACGATGTAGAAATTTCATCCAAAGGTCTTTCTTTATTTAAAAATAAGAATCAAGCTATTCAGTATTTTGTTGCAACTGAAGCCAAATATTCTAAATTTGGAGAGTAAGATGTTATTAAATTTTAGAGATGCACAAACAAAACAAACTATTGCCGTAAATCCTAATTTTGTTGTTGTGGTGTTTATTTCAAAAACTGAAGAAGGTGAATTTACTGTTATTAATACCACCACAGGTAATGTGGTGGTTGATATGAGCTTTATTGAAGTTGTTGGTATGCTTCAAGGTGAATTGCAATAATTGTAGTTGTTGTATATTATATTATGGGAGTTTTGAATGGAACATTTATTATGGGTCGAGAAGTATCGACCAAAAACAATTGAGGAATGTATTCTTCCGGATGCAATCAAGGAAACTTTTCAGGAGTACGTTAAGAGAAAAGAAATACCAAATCTTCTTTTATCTGGTACGGCAGGTGTTGGAAAAACAACAGTTGCTAAAGCATTGTGTAATGAGATTGGTTGCGATTACATTATCATCAATGGCTCTGATGAGTCTGGCATTGATGTCCTCCGTAACAAAATCAAAAATTATGCTTCTTCAATGTCGCTCGTGGGCGGCAGAAAAGTTGTCATCATTGATGAGGCTGATTATCTCAACCCTAATTCAACTCAACCTGCTTTACGGGGAGCCATTGAAGAATTTGCATCAAACTGCTCATTCATCTTCACCTGTAATTTCAAAAATCGTATTATCGATCCGATTCATTCTCGTTGCTCCGTTATCGATTTTAAAATCAACGGTTCTAAACCAAAACTGGCGTCACAATTTTTTAAGCGGGTTGAAAACATCCTTTTACAAGAAGGAATCAAATATTCAAAAGATGTCGTTGCGGCAGTCATTACAAAACATTTTCCAGACCATCGTAGAATTCTTAATGAATTGCAACGATACTCGGTATCTGGTACCATTGATTCTGGTATCCTCTCTAATGTTGCTGATATTCAACTCGAAGCTTTAATCAAAGCTCTCAAAGAAAAAGATTTCTCATCTGCTCGTAAATGGGTCACTAACAATTTAGATAATGATCCGATCAAAGTGTATCGAAAACTGTATGATTCTTTATACGAAGAATTAACTCCAGATTCAGTACCACAACTAGTTTTGATTCTCGCCAAGTATCAATATCAATCCGCCTTTGTGGCTGACCACGAAATCAATATGATAGCCTGTTTAACAGAAATCATGGTTGATTGTTCCTTTAAATAGGAGAAATTATGGACCGTTCACAGATGATGGATATTCTCGGCCGTATGGGTGAGAAATATGTTAGTAACTATTTGTCCAAAAAAGGTGTTGTTGTTGAGCAAGCACTCAATCATTTCGATAGTAAAAAAGATTTGATGGGTGATGGTAAAACAATTGAAGTAAAAACACAAGTGCCTTTTATCAAAGAAAAAGCAATCACAATCAAACCAAATCAATTACGCAAATGTCGTGGCGTAGATGAATTATATTTTGTCACGGTACCAGCAGCTCGCCATAATTATAAGTATGCTGGTTGGTTATTTAAAGTTGATCCAAAAACATTCAAAACAAGAAACTATTACACCAAAGATGGTCGTGATATGGTTTTGATTGACATCGAACAAGAATCAGTTACTCCTATTCAAAAAGTTGATGATGACACATTGACAGAAATGATGAAGTATACGGTATCGGAGTATTAAGATGCCAGATTTATTTAAAGAAATTATACCATCTATACTGGAGAAGAAAAAAAACGTATTTCGTGATGAGTTGGATTATAAAGATTATAACTCATATATCATCAACCGAGCCTTGTCCTATCACATGGACTGTGTTTTATATGTCAACGAACTCAACAAACACCCAAGTTTAGAAAAAGACCTTCAATATCAATATCTTCTAAATACCATCAGACCAATGAAACGGAAATTCCAACCGTGGCAGAAATCAGAGGTCGACAAGAATATAGAATGTATAAAGATATATTTTGGTTATTCCAATGAGAAAGCCAAAGAGGCTTTACGACTTCTTACTGATGAACAGATCGCTGAAATAAAAAGAAAAACAGACAAAGGCGGAATATGATTAACATTACTGATTTAGTTGAAGTGACTTTGAATCAACAAGATGATTTCCTAAAAGTCAGAGAAACACTCACCCGTATTGGAGTCGCTTCCAAAAAAGAAAAAATACTATATCAATCTTGCCACATTTTACACAAGCAAGGTAGATATTACATTGTGCATTTTAAAGAATTGTTTGCTTTAGATGGCAAACCAACCGATATTAGTGAGAATGACCTTTCCCGTAGAAACGCAATTGCTAATTTATTGGAAGATTGGGGTCTAACAACTTTGGTAGATAAAAAATCCACACAAACACCAGAACCAATATTTCTATCACAAATCAAGATCCTTTCACACAAAGAAAAGAGTGAATGGCAATTAATACCAAAATATAATATTGGTAATAAAGTTAAAAAAGATAATTTTTAATATCAAAAGTATTGACATTTGAATTAAAATGTGTTATAAATATGGATGTAGGTGCCTCAGGGGCCTATAATTTTGATTAACTCGCTTAACTAAGGAGCACATAAACATGACTACAAGTCTATTACCAAGTGGTATACCAAGTCTATTTGACTTTCACAAAACGTTGGATCCATTCACCGTTGGCTACGATAAATTCTTCAAAGACATTGAAGAAGTAACCAAAAATGTAACCAAGAATGTATCATCGTATCCCCCATACAATATCAAACAAGTAAGCAAAAACAAGTATGTCATTGAATTGGCAGTTGCTGGTTTCGCCAAGTCTGATATTGAAGTAACTCTTGAAGGTAATAAATTGGTCATCAAAGGCTCTGCAAAAGAAGATGAACTTAAAGAAGAAGAAAATTTTCTCTTTAAAGGAATCGCTAATCGTAATTTTTCACGTTCATTTACATTGGCTGACAAGATTGAAATCGGTCAAGCCGAAATGGTAAATGGTATGTTGCGTGTGTGGTTAGAAAACCTTGTGCAGGCTCAAGACACCATTAAAAGAATTACCATCAAAGAAAAGAGTATATGATGAACTGGTGGCCCGTAACCGATGAGGAATGGGATCAGTTGAATTATCCAAAAAGTCGGTAAACATGTAGGGGGCTCTTGACAGACCCCCTATTCTATGTTATAATGGTACATATTATGAAAAAAGTGAAATCAATTCTCAAAAAAGTTCGTGCTAGAAATGGTACGGATATCTTCTATACATATTCCAATTGGCCAATCGAAGAAATCGATGGCGAAAAATTTATTGCTGTTGTTAGAGAAGTACCTGATTCAAAAAAGAATCAGATAGTTCATTATATGAAAAAAGATAGTATGGAGTATGTAAAATGACAATTCTTACAAATTACCAATTGACGAAAAATCAAAAAAGAACTTTTGATCCAAAAGATAAAAAAGATTTGGAAATATTTAAATCGTTTTTGGCCCATAATAAATGGGGAGGTCCTTGTCCGTTTATGTTAGAAGAACCACATACAATTATTCCAGAAATGTTAAAAGACAAATATATCCGTAGTCAATTTAACATTAATGAACCTATTGCAGAAATTTTAAAATGAATTGGTTAAAATATTCTGGATGTAATATTACACTAAAATTAAATCCATTTCATTGGAGAATTGATTTTAGTAAAGGTAGTGAGAATGATGCTTGGGAAGTAACAACTTCTTATATTATTGAATTTTTACCAATAACAATTCGTGTATGGATTGATGACGGGAGTTGGTAACCAAAGGGGCCTTTAGCTCAGTTGGTTAGAGCAGAGGACTCATAATCCTTTGGTCGTAGGTTCGAGTCCTACAAGGCCCACCAAAACTATGAAACAAAAATTTATTAACGCTTATATGGATGTGGCAGAAAGATTTGCCAAGTTATCGTCCGCAAAACGATTACAGGTTGGTGCTATTATCGTCAAAGATGATAGGATTATATCAATTGGTTACAATGGCATGCCTGCAGGCTGGACCAATGAATGTGAAGAGGTGGTAGAATACCTAGAAGATGGTGGAACTATCACCAAAACCAAGGATGAAGTCATCCATGCAGAAGCTAATGCCATCGCCAAACTGGCCAAAAGTAGTGAATCTGGAGATGGTTCCACCATGTTCCTGACACATGCTCCATGTATTCATTGTGCAAAACAAGTCTATACCGCTGGTATTAAAAAGGTATATTACCGTAATTCGTATCGAGATACCATCGGCATAGACTTCTTAAATAAATGTGGTATACCAGTAGAACAAATTTCACCTGGTGAAAAGTAGATAGTACCTAAATATTTGAGAAGTGTTAGTTGGTTTTCACAGGAGAAACCTCAGATGCAACTCAGTATAATCGGATGTCCCGATAAAAAACGTTTTCGACCATTTGTTAAACGTGCAGCTATTTTTTATGCTGAACAATTGATGACACCTAAGATGTTAGAAAATATATGTGTTCGGATTAAATTTAACTCTAAACTTGATGTTTTGGGTTATGCTGATGTATTGAACTACAACGAAAGCAATAAACCTAGAGAATTTCAAATAGAATTGAATCCGGTTATAGGTTCACATGATATACTAGAAACATTAGCACATGAAATGATTCATGTTAAACAATATGCCTATAATGAAATGAATGAATATGGCACTCGTTGGAGAGGCCAAAAAATTACAGAAAACTTAAATTACTATGATGAGCCATGGGAAATTGAAGCTTTTGGATTATCAACAGGATTGTTTACCAAATTTGCTATCAAAGAAAAATTGTGGGAAGTGTTTAGTGATATTCGTAATCCGGATGCACCACTCAAGCCAGAACCAATAGCATGGTTAAATATACCACAAATAAGTGTTGACAATCACACTATATAATGTTATAGTATTACATATGCGGTCGGGGTATAGAACCAGAGTAGGTGTCCAACTTACTCATCTAGTGCGAATCTAGACCACCGCTCCAAATTCTTTAAGGACTATATCATGGCAGTTGTCATGGCAGTTGCAAAAAAGAGCCCTAATAGCTCAGTTGGTAGAGCAACTGATTTGTAATCAGTAGGTCCCGTGTTCGAGTCATGGTTGGGGCACCATTAATTGTTATGAGGAACAGATTCAGGATTTACAAATGATTCGAGTAAAATTGACACATCACCATATTGGTATTCTTCCAGTATTTCAATTACACTATCAACTATTTGTATTTGCCTAACAAAATTTTGTAACTCATTTTGATGCATTTTTAATTTGTTTTCAGCAAACATTTTTAACAAATTTTCACCATCATCTTTTTTCTTTTTAATTTTATTGATTATTTTTTTTAATTTAAACATTTGTGCATTACAAGCATTGATATTACCATTAATGTTTTCTTTTTCTCGTCTGCTTTCATTTTTCATAATTAGTATTAAATCATCAAGATCAGGATTAATGTTCGAAAGTAAATTGAAAAATAACCGACTAAGTTGTTCTAGAGATTGATCACGGAGACTTGTACCAAATTCGTAGTGGCCTGTGGTGTCGTATTTTTTCCTGTTAACAGGATCACTTAAAACTTCATAGGCGTTTTTTATTTCCTTGAATATTTCAGGATCGCCACCTTTATCTGGATGATGTTGTTGAGCAAGAGATTTGTATTTGGCTTTAATTTCTTCAAATGTTGCATTTTTAGAAACGCCTAAGATATCATATAGATTTTTATTCATACATGTATTTATAATGAGTTCCATACCTAAAATTGCACACGTTGCTTGGAAGACTAAAGATGTGGTCGACAGTAAATCACCACTCATTGTCAATGGTTTGCGCAAACTAATTGATTTGAATCCTGACTGGACTGTTACAGTACATGATGATAATGATGTAGATGAATATCTAAAAAATGTTTTAAATAAAAGAGATTATAATTTAATTAAAGATATACATATAGTTGAAAAAACTGATCTATGGAGGCTCTTTAAATTATATAATGAAGGTGGTCTCTACATGGACATTGACCGTTTTTGTAATATACCATTATCAGAAATTATAACAGATGGTATAAAGTGTGTGTTGCCGACTTGTTTGGAGTGGGATTTTTCACAAGACTTTATGTTGACTGAACCTAAAAATCCAATTCAAGCAAAAACAATTGAATTGATATTACAGAGGCGGTATGAAGGACATAAGAATGTTTTCTTTTTAGGTCCACAAACATACATGCACGCCGTAACAACAGTATTATTTGGTGAAATGATTAACACGGATCCTGGTGTCGAAAAGTTTGCTGAGATGCGTAAATATATGGAACAAATTCCGTTTATTAAAACATACAAAGAACATCCACCACACGATACAATAATTTATAAAGGTGATGGTGACATGGATTGGGAAAAATTAAAAAAACAATTTTATGCTGAGGCCAATATAAAACATTGGTCTGGTGAATGGTAATATGAAAACAATAACACTTCCTAGATTACTACAGCCTTATTACTGTTCCGACCTTGTTAGAGTTGGTAAAAATAACGATGGTGGTTATCTTTTAAATAAAAATGATATATTGAAAAGTGAATGTTTATTATCCTTTGGCATCAATGATGACTGGTCTTTTGAGGATCAATTTCTTAAAATTAAAGATTGTCCTTTATTTGGTTATGATAATTCCGTAAATGATGTTATGTTAAAAGATAAAGGATTATATGAATCTCATAAAGAATTTTTTACTGGTACAAAACAACACATAACGAAAAACATAGGTAAAAATAATACATCCGATGAAATCACTTTTGAATCTGTTTTAGAAAATAAAGGTAAAAATATTTTTTTAAAGTGTGATATTGAAGGTTCTGAATATAAGATTTTAGACAATATACTCACACACACAAAATTGTTTTCTGGTATTGTGATTGAATTTCATGATATACAAGATAATTTTAACTTGAATGAAATGGCTAATTTTATTAGTAAATTGGATCAAAAATTAGTTCATGTACATATAAACAATTATTCTTATATACAAATTGATGAAAATCAATATATACCTTCAGTTGTTGAATTGTCTTTTACTTCATCAGATAATATAAAATTAAAAAAACATATTAATTTTCCAAATTCTTTAGACATGCCAAATTGTCCAGAAAGAGAAGATTTTACCATAATATTTTGAAAAATGGTTGGATGTTCGGAGCCTCCGAAAATTTTTTTGCCATTCTCAAGATTCAAAAAAGTAATTTTAGTTTTTGATATATATAATTATAGCGGGGTAGCTCAGAGGTAGAGCATTGGACTCATAATCCAGGGGCCGTAGGTTCGATTCCTTCCCCCGCAACCAATAAGGAGATATTATGACACAACCAAAAACCAAAGGTGGAGTTCCACCAATTGAGATTCACACTATTCCTAAACCAAAAACTCCATCAACACCAAAACCAAAACAAACATTTGTTCCTAAGATGACTGTAATGCGAAAGGCAGGTAGAGGTAGATGACATCCGATTTAGAGAAGTATCGTCAACAAGCTTTAGAGTTATGGTTTAATAATGGAGGTTCATGCACTGGTGCACAACCTCCTGAACCAAAAGATATTGATGATGCAATTGCTGAAGATGAAGAATTTAAACGTATAGAAAAACAACATAAATAATAAATGGCATACTCAGATAAAGTTATAGACCACTATGAAAACCCACGCAATGTGGGTAAATTGGACTCGGCCGACATTAATGTTGGTACTGGTATGGTTGGTGCACCAGCTTGTGGTGATGTAATGAAATTACAAATAAAGGTTGACCATGATACAGGTATTATTACAGATGCAAAATTTAAAACGTATGGCTGCGGATCGGCTATTGCAAGTAGTTCGCTCGTCACGGAATGGGTCAAAGGAAAAACTCTCGACCAAGCAGGAGCAATCAAAAACTCCGAAATTGCCGAAGAGCTAGCCCTTCCGCCAGTTAAGATTCATTGTTCAATCCTTGCGGAAGACGCTATTAAGGCAGCAATAAACAATTACAAAGGAAAAAATGTTAACGATAACTGCAAGTGCAATTAATAAAGTTCGTGATTTGATGATTGAAGAAAAATTACCTGATGGAGTTGGAGCTTTAAGAATGTTTGTAAAAGGTGGCGGTTGTTCTGGTTATCAATATGGTTTTACTTTTGAAGAAGAAATTGCAGAAGATGATTTTGTATTTGAAAATGAAGGTGTCAAAGTAATTGTTGATATGATATCATCTCAATATCTTCAAGGTGCAACACTAGACTATAAAGAAGAAAAATT